GCGGCGGAAGAGGCGGATTCGGAGGCGGATTCGATCCAAACAGAGGTATTGAGAGGGGTCAAGTAGGTGGACCAGCAGAGCCTCCAACATTTTTTGATTATACTAAAGACCCTAGTAGATGGTATGAGCATCAACAAAAGTTGCAATCACAGTTTCCAGGAATAGGCGGATCACCAATGCCACCACAAACTCCAGGAGGAACAACTGGCGGTGGCAATCAATATGGCTTTACACCAGGGCAAGGAATGCAAGCACAAGTAATGACACCTTGGTATAACCCAGATACTGGCGAGTCTTATAGCGCACCAAACCCAGGATACAGACCACCAGAAGGGAGCGCTTGGACTGAAGGCTCTGCTCCTGGCGGTCTTAAAACCACCTTTGATCCAAATGTAGGACAACCTCCTCCAGTACCACCGACGCCAATCATAGGCGCCGCAGGAGCGACGGGAGCTGCTGGATCACAAGGCTTACAAGGAACACAAGGACTAGCAGGCGCACAAGGAATGCAAGGACTAACCGGAGCAGCCGGAACGCAAGGGCTTCAAGGAATGCAGGGACTAGCGGGAACAACTGGTGCAACCGGGGCAACTGGTTTACAAGGAATGCAAGGCTTGCAAGGAATGCAGGGACTACAAGGTGGTATAGGCGAAAGAGGTTACAAGGGTGCTACAGGTTTTCAAGGAGCACAAGGTTTACAAGGAATGCAAGGCTTAACAGGTGCTATGGGAACCGCAGGACTAACAGGAGCTGCCGGCGCACAAGGATTACAAGGCATGCAGGGACTAACTGGAGCTGCTGGAACTGCCGGCGCTGCTGGTGCACAGGGACTCCAAGGACTCCAAGGACTCCAAGGACTAGCAGGAACTGCCGGTGCACAAGGGTTACAAGGAATGCAAGGAACACAAGGGTTACAAGGGTTACAAGGGTTACAAGGAATTGGAACGCAAGGACTCCAAGGAACGCAAGGAATGCAAGGGTTACAAGGAATGCAAGGAATGCAGGGACTAAGAGGTGAAGCGGGTCTAGGAATGCCAACATCGGCTGATTATGAGGGCTTGATGTCTGCCGAAGATATAGGACAAATGGTTACATCTGGTGAAACGTTAACACCAGAACAAATACAATCCGGAGACATAAACAAAGACGGCCAAATTACTGTTCAAGACATGATTTATAGACAACAAATGGGTTTGGGTCGTAGAGATCCAAGAACCGGTCAATCAATGAATCCGTTCTTGCAGCAATATCAGCTTAAATCTAACATGCCTGATTTTTCTCAATACGCATTAAAATCTAACCAATTCGATCCAACTTCTTATGATTGGGGTGGTATTTTTGACCAATACGGCGGTGGCATGGGCACACAAGGCTTAACCGGAGCTGCTGGACTAGCGGGAGCCGCAGGTGCCATGGGTGCACAAGGTCTACAGGGAATGCAAGGATTACAGGGAGCGGCAGGCGCAACCTTCGATCCAAGCGGTTTAAAATCAAGACTTTCACAACTTGAAAGCCAGTTTCAACAGCAACCGCTACAACAATTAAGCATGTCTGATATTGAAGCATTGATTGAGCAACGTTTGGCAGGTTTGGGAAACATGGGTAATTATGGAGCTAGTAATAATTCGTATATACAAACAAATCCTAATGAATTTAAAAAAGACCCTATGCGAGGGGGGCCCGGCGGTATTTAAAAAATAGTGGACGGCTTAAGATTAGCAGAGTATATTCTAAAAGAATTACGAGATAGACAAGAACGAGTTTCAGAACATCTGTCTGGTGGTTCAATAAAAACGATGGAAGACTATCGTTTTCTGATTGGAGAGTTGACGGCACTTCGCTCCTTTGAATCAGATTTAAAAGAAGTGTTGCAAAAAACAACTGGAGACAGTTTTGATGAGTGACTTAGCAGTCCCCCAACATATAGAAGCCGAACGCAAGGCTCAAAAAGAAGCGCAAAAAATAGAGGAAAGCAAAACAAACGGTGAAGCATCTATTCAAAATGCTTATATCGAACCTCAAGAAAGAGTGCTTGACCCCTCCCTTATCGACAACTCACTATTAGAAAGAATGCCTAATCCTACGGGTTGGCGTTTATTGGTGTTGCCATATAAGGGAAAAGGCGTAACAGAGGGAGGCATTGTGTTGCCGGATTCCGTAATTGACCGTGAAGCATTGGCAACGGTGATTTCATATGTGTTAAAGATTGGACCATTGGCCTATAAGGATTCTGGAAAGTTTAGCGGTGTACCTTGGTGTCAAGCTAAAGATTGGGTTTTAATTGGTCGTTATGCGGGCGCTCGTTTTAAATTGGAAGACGGTGCGGAAGTCAGAATCATTAACGATGATGAAGTCATTGGCACCATTTTAGACCCAGACGATATCCAGAGTTTATAATCGGAGCAAAACCATGGCAGAAGCATTACCAGAAATTACTGATGAGAAAATTGAAAAGGCGGCCTTACCAGAGGGTAGGAGAGCTAATGAGGAAGTTTTAGAAGAATCAACATTTATTGAGTTGGAAGGAAAAGACTTAGAAGGTCTTCCGCCAATTGAAAAAGAAAAGGTTAAAGAAAATTTTGAAATCAGCAAACATGTTGAGAAAGAAGCCGAGGGCATAGAAAATGAAGCTGAAAAAAGAACCAAGTTAGCGCAGAATCGAATTGATAAAGCCGTTAAGCAAGCTAAAAATTATCAACGCAGAGAACTTCAGGCGCTTCAATATGCAAAACAAATTACTGAAGAAAACAATAATCTTAAAAATCAGCAGGCGCAAATGTCACATCAGCAGGCGCAAATGTCACACAATTATGGCGCTGAGTTTGGTGCCAGAGTTGAGTCACAATTAGAAGGCTCCAAGATTGCTCTACAAAAAGCAATGGAAGAGGGCGAGTCTGATAAAATTGCTGAAGCTCAATCTATAATGGCCGCAGCATCTGCTGATAAGGTTGCTTATGACCAGTATCAAGGACAGCTTCAAAGATACAACCAAGAGATGGAGCAGTACAACGCTCAACAACAAGCCTATGTTCAAGAACAAAGAATAGTAGCTCAACAGCAGCCGTCTAAACAGCCAGTGTATCAACAGCCATCACAAAGAGCACGAAGCTGGGCTAATGAGAACTCTTGGTTTGGAAAAGACCAAGTTATGACCAATGTAGCTATTGCCGTTCATGAACAATTAGCACAAGAAGGATTTGACACAGAGTCAGATGGCTATTACTCTGAAATTAACAAAAGGATGAAGCAAGAATTGCCAAATCGTTTTAAAAATATCGTGGGAGCAGATGGGAAACCCGTCCAAACCGTCGCTTCACCATCACGCAGTAACTCAAATGGACGCAGGAAAAATCGTAATCAGGTAGAGTTGACACCTAGCGAACAGCAATTAGCTAAACGTCTAGGAGTTTCTTTTAAAGATTACGCAATTCATAAAGCGAGGTTAGATAACTCATGAATGATAAAGTTGAAATCGAAGAAAACGTTGAAATTGACAGAACTTCTCGAAGTTCAGAAAAACGCGAGACTCAAAAGGCTAGACGCCCTTGGGAACCGCCTTCTCTTTTGAAGACGCCTACACCTCCTGATGGCATGCGATACCGTTGGGTTCGTACTGAAATCAGAGGTCAGGAAGATCGAAAGAATGTTATGCAACGAATGCGCGAAGGATGGGTACCAGTTAAACCGGAAGAAATTCCAGAGTTTGATGTTCCCACCATTGATCACGGCAAACACGCAGGTGTAGTCGGAATTGGTGGTTTAATGCTTTGTAAAATCGATGAATCAATTGCCGAAGAACGAAATCGGTATTTTGAAGAAAAAACAACTCATCAGATGAATGCAGTTGATAATGACCTCATGCGTGAAGAACATCCTGCTATGCCGATTACAAGAAATCGGCAGTCCAGGGTTAGTTTTGGTGGTAATCTAAAGACTAAGTCTTAAGGTTACTTAATTTTAATCTCGTGATCGGAGAAGTTAATTATGGCAAATAAAGACGCCGCATTTGGTTTGCGTCCCGCCAAGCATGTTAGCGGTTCACCGTTCAACGGAGGTCAATCTAGATATAGGATTACGACGAGTGCGACAGCTTATACTACGAAGATTTACATGGGTGATATTGTGACTCAAGGAACAGGGGGTACGGTTACTCGTATCGCTCGTGCTGATGGTGGTAGCGCTACAAGCGCTATTATTATTGGTGTGTTCAATGGTTGCTTTTATACGGACCCTACTACAAGTAAACCAACGTGGAGCAATTACTGGCCTGGTAATGCAGCTACTGATGCAGTCGGCTTTATCATTGACGACCCTTATGTCGTTTATGAAGTACAAGCAGATGCTGCTATGCCAGTAGCGGATCTTTGGGGTAATTTCGACATTGTGGATCAATCCACAGTCGGATCAACCCAAAGTGGTCGTTCTAATGTTGAGCTTGATGTGACAACAGGTGCTACTACAGCAACGTTGCCACTGAAAGCAATCGGTATATCTACAGACCCTCAGAACTCCGACGTCGCAACTGCAAACACCAATGTGCTTTGTTTAATACAGAATCATTTGTATAGACAAGCTCAAGTTGGTCTAGCATAAGGGAGGTATAACTAATGGCTATTTCAAGAGCACAGCTCACTAAAGAACTAGAACCTGGTTTAAACGCCCTTTTCGGCATGGAGTATTCTCGTTATGAGAATGAACACGAGGAAATTTTCGAGTCTGAAAATTCAGATAGAGCTTTTGAAGAAGAAGTTCTTATCGCAGGATTCGGAAATGCTCCCGTGAAACGTGAGGGCGATGGTGTTGAGTTTGATACAGCCTATGAAGGCTTTACTGCTCGCTATACCCATGAAACTATTGCATTAGCATTTGCATTAACAGAGGAAGCTGTAGAGGATAATCTCTATGACCGACTTGGTGCACGTTATACGAAAGCGCTTGCGCGATCTATGGCACACACTAAGCAGGTTAAAGCTTCTAATGTTTTGAACAATGCTTTTAGTTCTAGTTACACAGGTGGAGACGGACTGTCTCTAGTGAATAGTTCGCATACCCTAGCGGGTGGCGGTACTTACTCAAACACACCTAGTACCCAAGTTGATCTGAACGAAACATCACTTGAAGACGGTTTAATTTCAATCTCAACACTTGTTGATGATCGTAATTTGACCCTAGCTCTTCAGGGGATGAAGCTAATTGTGCCACCGCAACTTCAATTCATAGCAGACCGCTTGCTCGAAACTCCAGGTCGTGTTGGAACAGCTGATAACGATATCAATGCAATGAAAAATATGGGAATGATTCCTGAGGGCTATGCCGTCAACCATTTCCTAACTGATACAGATGCATGGTTTTTGTTAACAGATTGTCCAGACGGAATGAAGCACTTCGTGCGTACGCCTATAAGCACTAACATGGAAGGTGATTTTGACACCGGAAATGTTCGCTTTAAGGCTAGAGAGCGTTACAGCTTTGGTTGGAGTAATCCTCGTGGCATATATGGCTCGCAAGGCGCTTAAGAACCAGTAAATGGAACCCCGCCGGGGGTTTCTTACTCAACCCGGCACACTTTTCTAGGGGTAACTTGTCCTACAGACTGACCTAGCAGACAATGCCAAGACGGTAGGACCTATTTTTTCAGGAGAAAAAATTATGGCACAATCAACTTTTGCAGGTCCTGTAAGATCACTCGCTGGTTTTATTAATGCAGGATACAAAGCAACCGTTAGTTTAACGGCAAACACAACCATCACAGTAGCCAGTCATGCTGGCAGAACTCTATTATGTAATGATGCAGACGGAGTGTTTACACTTCCCAGCATTGTTGTTACAGAGCCTGCTGATAAGGGCGACCCAGGGCAAACTTGTAATTTAGGCGCCCAATTTACTTTTATTGTCGTAACGGCAGCAACAGACATGGACATCACAACCGATGGCACTGACAAATTTGTCGGTGGCGCTTATACCGGTATTGATGACAGCGCAGCAGGTAAGTCTTTTATTTCTGCCGCAGCTAACGATACCTTTACACAAAACGGTACAACTAAAG